CTACAGAAACCGGAAAGGGTGGGATTCGAACCCACGGTGCTACTAACACGGCAGTTTTCAAGACTGCTACCTTAAACCACTCGGTCACCTTTCCAAGTATTTCTTTTCTTCCTGATATGGTACATACTGACCTGTTTTAATTTGCCAAGCATGTACCAAATCAGGGATTAACCATTGATCCACTCTGTAGCAATACTTCCAATTGACTGGTTGAATGCAGTTCATCACAACCACTTGGAAAAATGCTACTAAGTGAATCCAAAATGATAACATTAACGAACCTCAAAGTTCAATCTTTTTACTTTACGTCTACGACGTTCTTCTTGGTAAAGAAGTTCGGATCTAGAGAAATGACTATCAATCTTATTCTCTACATTGTTGGATACCATGACAACTTTGTCCAAGTCTTTGGCACCAATTTTGTTGTCCACAACACTCATCTGGTTGGGGCAACCGCAAAACTGAATCTTACTACTACTGGTTAGTTCTGTCTTGCATTCTTTGCATCTGATAGTAATCATGGGACATGTTCCTCCTTGGTGGGAATGCTTGCTGACGGGATCGAACCGCCGACACCCAGAATGTAACTCTGGTGTTCTACCGCTGAACTAAGCAAGCACGTTTTAACCTCTTTCTAACAGCATTATCACTAACACCAAACATTCTACCAGTAGCAGAATAACCATTTTCAAGAACTAGTTTAGGTACTGCCCCTATCAACTCCGAGTGTCAGAATCGAACTGACCTATGACAAATTAACAGTTTGCTCCCACACCTTGTGGGTTACTCGGAATACTAACAAGGGTGCTTTCACCCCACAAAATCATTTAGAACTTACAAAATCATTAATTGTTTTTGCTTGATTAAGAACATCCTGTAGAGTTGGAAACTCTGGATAATCCATCTTCACGATATTACTGGAATTTTTATTCCAATAACGAGCAGTATCCATTTCAATACTAAACTGGTCATTCAGCATATTGTATGCTTGCTTAAAAATTTCAAAACGAAGTTCGTAAGGTGTCATAGTTATTATCCTGTGTGTTTGTGTATGAAGAACCCGAAGGTTCAGAGCGGAGTATCGGATTCGAACCGACGACGAACTGCTTGGAAGGCAGCCATTCTACCACTGAATTAACTCCGCATGGGACAATCTTACCATAGTCTGGTTTGATTGCCAACGACTCAGGAGGGACTTGAACCCCCGACCAACTGCTTAGAAGGCAGTTGCTCTATCCAGCTGAGCTACTGAGTCAGGTGGTAGTTCCTATCGCCTCTAACCCTGAACTACCAAGGGGGTTACAGCAGTTGATTACTGGTTCTTGTGATCAACAAAGTCATCATACTGGTCTTTGCTGATTTCGTCAAGGGAGATAACTTCTAGATCTTCTTGAGGATCAAACCACTCATCGAACTCTGCCATGAGTGCCATTTGATCATAGATTCGTTCAATACCCTTTCCATTGTACTCTTGAACTTTATCGATTGCCCACTGTCGAACGTCGGCAACGATTTCTTCAGTCTCCATCATAATAGTCTTTTCGGAAGTACCTGCTGAGGATGTTGCTATTGTAGTAGGCAGGTCCTCCTGTGTCAAGGGATTCGGTAAGGACTCCGTTGAGGAAGAGTTGTTTTGTTTCTTCGAAGTTTGTTTTGCCAGGTGTTTTATGTAATGACAGGATAGTTCTACTAAAATTTTGTCTACCCAACCGTTCAATGTCTTCCTTAAGTTCTGGACAAGACCCATAATACTTTTTCCAATCTGATTCTGATTTTACTTTGCGTTTCTTTCCTTTTGGTGTTCTATGCTGCCAAAAATACTTTCGCCCAATGTATTGTCGTTGGTTTGTGAGATTGGTAATGTTATAAACAAAACCATAGTAGTCGTGAACATCGTCACTAGTAAAAGGTCTCTCCAAATACATCCATGGATTTTCATAATCAGTATCGATACTCATCAATAATGTTTAACACCTTGTCGAGATATTTATGTGCCATATCTCGATCCCCCTGCCATACTGTATCGGGTTCTTCGTATACATCATTTTTTAATTTGAGTACACGATTTTTTAACTCTTCTTTCTTCAGTTGATTTTTAGGCATAGGGGAACCTCATGTCCCCCTATGTATAGCACTAATCAGAGTTTAAAACCACTGAATGTGTCCTTTTTCACATCTTGCTTGATTCCACCAACCACATAAGACTCAACTTCGGTCTCTTGCGGTGCTACCTGGAGACCCTTAGAGGAGATCCAGTGCTGCGTCCAGGGCAGCGGATTAGCAGATGCCGCAATGTCATACACTGGTTTGAGACCAATTGACTTCAGACGGCGATTAGCAATCCACTCAACATACTGCTGAAGTAGTTTGTCATTAAGACCAATCATGGAACCATCCTTAAACAGATAGTCTGCCCAACGCTTCTCTTCCATTACAGCACGGTCGAATGCCTTATAGGTCCATTCTTCCTCTTCCTTCATGATCTGCTTCATTTCAGGGTCATCACCTGCTGCCCATTTGTTCAAAATGTTTTGGGTGATGGCGAGGTGTTGGTTCTCGTCTCTTGCAATAAGGGAGATGATTTTAGCGGATCCCTCCATAAGTTTGAGTTCACCAAATGCGAAAGAACAAGCAAAACTGACATAAAAGCGAATGCCTTCCAGTATGTTGACATTTGCTACTGCTCTGTAGAGTTTACGCTTTAACTCACGACGATCAAACTTGCCAGCAGTGTGACCTTCAGTGGCAAGTTCCCACATGGCGCCATTTCCATATTGTTGGGCACCACTAATGAAGTCATCATATGCCTCTGTAACGCTGCTAGCGCGTTCCAGGATGCGATCATCAGTTACGATCTTATCAAAGATCTCAGAGGGGTCTGCGTAGACGTTCTTGATGATGTAGGTGTAGGAGCGACTATGGATCATCTCCATGAATCCCCAGACCTCCATACATGCCTCTAGTTCAGGTAGGCTGCAGTAAGGAATAAAAGCCATCCCAGGACCACGCCCTTGAATGGAGTCAAGCATAATCTGGTACTTGAGGTTAGAGGTATAGATATGCTTTTGTTCTGGACGAAGTGTTTGATAATCCCCACGGTCTTTCTGTAGCGAAACTTCTTCTGGTCTCCAGAAATAACCCAGTTGTTGAGTTGTCAGTTTGTCAAAAACTGGGTATTTGTACGAATCGTATCTCTGGACTCCCAGAGGTTTACCGAAAAACATCGGTTGTTTTTTAGTATTCACTTGTTCAGTGTTAAAGACTGTCATGCCCTTAACTTTAGTCATGTTGTTGTCCTCTACTGAAGAAACCTTAAACTGCACAGGATTCACACTCTCCCTCCTCGGCTTGTTCTAATTCTGCTAAAATGTTATTTAAATTTTGTTTTTCGTCTTCTACCTCATCTGATTTTAGATCGTTAGTGTTTTGATAATAAGAGGTTTTCCAACCGTACTTATATGTAGTCAAAAGATCATTTGCCCAAACTGAGATAGGAATTTCATTATCGGGGAAGTGCTCTGGATTGTAACTCCAGTTACCAGAAATTGCTTGATCAAAGAATTTCTGCATCACAGACACAACCTTGATATAACCAGAGTTATCTTCCATTTCCCACAGAAGAGTATAGTTGTTCTTCAGGGTTCCATAGGACGGAACAATCTGCTTAAGAGGTCCTTTCTTGGACTTCTTAACGGACAAGTAATCCCTGGGCGGTTCAATTCCATTGGTTGCGTTTGACACAACGGAACTACTCTCTGAAGGCATTTGTGCGGACAGTGTGCTGTGTCTGAGTCCGTGCTCCAAGATAGATGTCCTAAGAGATTCCCAATCACGTTCGTACTCCTGATTAGTGATTTCATCTACATCCTTCTTATATGTATCGATAGGAAGGATTCCATCCGCATACTTAGTGCGACCGAAGTATTCACAATGTCCTTTCTCTTTGGCAAGTTCATTGGATGCTTTCAGCAGATAGAACTGGAAAGATTCAGACAATCCATGAACAGCATCCCATGCCTCTTGTGAGTCGTATTTGTATCCCAGTTTAGCAAGATAATGTGCCAGACCAATAAAACCTACTCCAAGCGATCTACGTGCCTTTGTAGCGCGTTCTGCTGCTGCTACAGGATACTCTTGATAATCAATAAGTTCATCCAAAGCACGAACAGAAAGATCGCATAGTTCTTCCAACTCATGATCAGACTTTACCTTGCCAACATTAATAGCAGAAAGAATACACAAAGCAATCTCACCTGCTTCATCATCAATATGGTTAATGGGATCTGTAGGCAGGGTAATTTCCTGACAGAGATTACTCATATTCACCTTATCTTTGAAGGATGAATGAGAGTTACAGTGATCAATGTTCATGATATAAACACGACCAGTCTCTGCTCTCTCCTTCAGGAGGTCCAGAATGAGTTTTTGAGCACCGATAGTTTTTCTTGGAACAGACTCGTCTCGTTCAAAACCCACATATAGGTCATCGAACCGATCAGTACCAAAAGCGTCATATAGACCTGGTACGTCGTGCGGTGAGAAGAGGCTAATTTCTCCATCCGCAATGAAACGTTCGTAGAAAAGTTTTGAAATTTGGATTGAGTAGTCAAGTTTTCTTACCCGATTATCTTCTGTACCTTTATTGTTCTTAAGGACGATGATATCCTCTATCTCTTGGTGCCAGATTGGGAAGTGGACAGTCGCTGAGCCACCTCGAATTCCATTCTGTGTACAGCATCTGACAGTCGATTCAAACTTTTTAAGGAATGGTACAACACCTGTGTGTTGAACTTCTCCGCCTCTGATTTTACTGTTGATGCCACGGATTCGACCTGCGTTGATGCCGATGCCCGCCCTTTGTGCAACATATCTGCCGATAGCCATATCAGAACTAAAGATGCTATCGAGGGTGTCATCAACATCAACAAGAACACAGCTAGCAAATTGTCGAAGTGGAGTTCGCACTCCCGCCATGATAGGTGTGGGAATGTTGATTTTGTGCTTGCTGATTGCGTCGTAGTATCGTTTGACATAAGAAAGTCTCTTCTCTTTGGGATACTCAGCAAAGATAGTCAACGCAATCATGATATACATGAACTGCGGGGTCTCATAGACCCCACCAGAACTTCTATCCTGTACTAGGTATTTATCCGCGACCTGTCTCAAACCAGCATATGTGAACAGGAAATCACGATCATGATCAATGAATCCGTTTGCTTTCTCAATCTCTTCTTTTGAATACTTTGTGAAGATATCTTTGTCGTACACTTCTTTAGCAGTACAACTCATAATATGTGCTTCAAGATGAGGAAGTTCTCTCATCTTGCCATAAAGTTGCTTTCGCAAAGCAAACAGAAGCAGACGTGCTGCTACAAACTGATAGTTAGGGTGATCAAGATCAATCAGGTCAGAAGCAGAACGAATCAAAATATCTTGAATCTCTTGAGTAGTGATTCCATCATAAAACTGGATACCCGACTTCATCTCAACTTGACTCGCAGACACCCCCGCAAGACCCTTGGTTGCCTCATCAACCATGAGATGCATCTTATCTAGATCAAGGGATTCAATTCGACCGTCTCTTTTTTTAACCTTGGTGCCGTTCGTCATATCTTCTTCCAGGTGGTAAATTTAAGTTTTGCTTCTAAACCAGAGTATGTATTAGATTCTATCACAGACTGCACATCCAGTCCAGACATCACCATATCATTTATGTCCTTATCATCTATACTATCTGGCCAAATAACTACCGACTGACCAGAGTCGATGGTCTTAGAGATTCTGTTTGTAATCTCTCTGTTGCGGGGTTCGTTATCATAAATCCACACAGCATTGCTAATCCCCCACTTACTAATATCAGCGTCAGCTCCGCACATAGCAATCGAGTTTGAAATGAACGTGCTGTCGAAAGGTCCCTCTGTAACATAGACTGGAGCATCTCTTCTGATGTTATCCAATCCGTAGATTTTTGGTGCGTCATCGTCAAGCATCACGGTAATGTATTTAACCTTACTAAAACCTATGGATCTTCCCTGAAATCCAATTAAGTTCTTTTCATAATAAAGAGGAATGATGATACGTTCTTCATCATGCTCTTCACTGTCAAACGTTGGTTTTAGACTATTAGCAAACTTCTTAAAGTGTTCTGCATAGTAGAAATCATCAGGGTTGAGTTTCCGTGCTGTTAAATATCCTTCTGGTCTAGGATCTTCAGAACACTTAGGAAGGTTTATTTTCTTCTTAAATTTAGGTGCCTCAAACTTGAAGACAGGTTCTTCTACAACAGTAGTCCTTCCAGTCTTACCATCCTTGAAACGCTCAAAGACATATTGCTTATGAAGGACAGGATCTAGGTGCTTTACAAAATTACTGAACGTCATAGAAGCACCGCAGTTGTGACACTTGAAGTTCACATCTGCTTTCATCCCATACAGATATCCCCTGGTCTTAGACTTGTTTTTCTTTGAGTCGCCACAGATGGGGCATCGAAAATTATATAGATTTGATTTAACTCTCTTAAACTTCTCCAGTTTGGACGAAAGTAAACCAATAAACTTTGAATCAACGTGATTCATTCACAGAGGCTACCACTGGGCGTATTATAGCACTTTCTACGGAAGACATCAAGGGGGCAACTAACTTAATTGCTTGTGGATTAGATACTGCTACAACTGCTCCCAGTGCTCCGAGACCAATCCAAAGTTTTCGTTCCAATAATGATAATCGTTTACCAACGCTGTCATGATCGCTGTCCATTTTATCACGGAGTTTGTCGATTTTATCAAACAATATTTGGTCGATCTCTTCTTGTTTTGTGATTCTTTCTTCATGGACGGCAAGCATCCTAGACACATTATTATTTACCTCTGCTATTTTTTCTATAGCAGAATCTAGCCTTGTGACTAATGTCTCAAAGTTTTGGAGTCTTTCTTCTAGTACAGCAACCTTAACTTGCTCCGCCATTTTGAGGTTTCCAGAGTTTTCTTACACCCTTCTGATAAATGTATCTCTTCTTTTTTCTTACTGGAGGATCATCTCCTGCCTCAACAGATCCTGCGATTTTACCACCACTAATATTATTTGTTGGAATCGCAGCAGCATCTTCAGAAAACTTATGGAACATTTTCTGATCTAGATTCTGGCGCATTATGTCCAGAACTTTTTGTAGATGCTGTTTATCTTTCATGGTATACCTGTTGTAACTGCGCTAAGCAATTCATATCTACCGGAACTTCATGCATAAATGTTTTTGGATACTCAGGTAGTCTTCCAAGAAATAACACGAAGGTTTTCATGGAAGACCAAAGTTCTTTTTCAATTTTAAAGAATAACATTGGGGTTGTTGCTTCCCCAAAGATATTATAAAGAATAATGAAATGATTTAAAAGAAGATGAGTCTTTAGTTGACCTGAATTCTTATATCGCTTCAATAATCTTTTGATGTACTTAAAATGATTTAGATCTTTATCAAAATCATCTTTGGTTACTGCTTGAGGATTCTCATAATGCTTAATAGCAAAGAGGAGGAAGTTGTCCTCATTCAATTCATTAAACTGCATAAACTAATCAAGCAGTTGGATCGGCATCGTAAACAGGTGCATTACCTGTCTGAATACCAGACATTGCAACAAGAATCTCTTTCTTGACTCTAAAGTTGCCGTGGTTGTCAACGTATGTTGTAACACCAACCCAACCAGTGCCTACTTCATACGCAGAAGTTAATGCGGCCTGAGAACCACTGGTGGAAATACCATATACGAAAGAATCATTAGTTCCGTATGATGCTTCACTATACTTGGAATCAAGAACAGTATACTTAGGAAGTTCACTTACGGTGAAATTAGCACCAGAAATAGCAGCGCCACTCAAACCTGCAGTAGAACCAATAGTGAGAACGGTCTCACTAGTGATACCAGTAATAACTGCATCACCAAAATAAGTTCCAGAACGCTCACCAAAACGAATTACTTGCCCAACCGACAAATCGCTAGAAAACGATGTTGCTGAACCGACAACTTCACCAGTAGAATAGGTAAGCGATACCGTTCCTGTTGAGGTTACATTGTCATTATTGCCCCAAAGTGCCATGTCTCTCTTCCGAAAATTTATTTGCTATAAGATATTTATAAAAAAGGAGACCTTCTAATTTGGCCTCCTTATACTCATTCTGCTGCTTCTTCGCGTGTTTTAATCGCCTTGGAAACAACCTCCAAGAGTTGATCATCCATGTCGGTCTTGGTTAACTTAACCGCCTTAGACAGAATAACAAGACAGATCTCAACCATCTTCTCACCCAGTTCTTCATTTTCAGGAATGTTTGCGACGGCATCTTTAACAATCTTTGCTGCTAGTGGAAGTAAAAAAGTAAGCATAGTAAACCTCAGTT